ATAGGCCCTCACTATGCGGTTGCTGTGGCGATCCAGTAGGGCCTCTTCTGGTCGAGGTTGATGGTAAATGGTTTGGAGCCTGTAGCATGGAACATCAAGAAGAGATTAAGAAAGGCAATAGATCGCCTAAGGTGGCACAAGTATCTTTAGCCGGTGTTCTTCATGCTAAATCTAAACTGAAAGAAAGATATAAGGAATTTTCTGTTAAAAATAAAAGCTGGGCGTTTCGTGATTGGAGTGAGGACGATAGGGTTAGTTTTTTTGAGAGTTATACCAGGGAATATTTAAAACACGCCAACGAAAGGGCAAGGAACGGGGTAGATGGATCTTACGAAATACAAGATAAGACACGGACTGAATAAAGATAAGAGTTATTTAGAAAAAAACAGAGGCAATGAAGCTGATCTTATTGCAGAAATGCAAACAATAGGATTAAATGTCGGCTTCCTAAACACAAGTGGGGATCTAGTAAGGATCCCAGTACAAGCAACTCCGGGAGTGAGGCCGGATAAAGGTAATGAAAAATCGGGTTGGTATGTTATTAATGTTGTTCATAATCACATATTCGCAACTTACGGAAATTGGAGAACGGGGTCGGAATACAAATGGAGTTCTGTCCAGATCAATACACTTACTCCAAATGAAAGACAAGATCTACAGTTAAAGATGCAACAGGCCCAGGAAGAGGCCAAGAAACAAAAGCTGCAAAGATATGAGGAAGTTGCAAAAGATTGTCAGAATCGTTTTCAAACTTACTCAGAGGTTATCAAGCATCCTTACCTGGAAGCTAAACAAATCAAAAGTTATTCTTTAAAACTACACAATAAATCTTTGGTCGTGCCTATCTACAATGTAGATGGTGAGATTAGATCTCTGCAATTTATCCAGGAAGATGGATCCAAAAGGTTTGTATCGGCCGGACAAGTAAAGGGTAATATCTTTTTAATTGGTACAGATTTTAATTCTTTAAATAAAGTTCAATCCTTAGTCGTGGTTGAAGGCATGGCTACAGGTGTAAGCGTATGGGATGCAACGCAAATACCCGTGGCTTGTGTCTTTTCTGCTAACTTTGGTAATGATGCAGTAGAAAACATAAGAAAAAAGACGGACGCCAGGATCTATTTAGCCTTTGATAATGATAAAACTGATATCGGACGCAAGAAAGCGGAAGAGATAGCCACCAGATATTATAATTGTTTGGTTAGGATCCCATCCGTTGAGGGTGATTTCAATGACTTGGCTATCAAGCAAGGCCTAGATGCAGTCAAGTTAGAGATAAGTGATCAAGGTTTAGGGATAAGAAGTTTCTCTATTAAACAATTAAAAGGTGATCCACCGCCTCGTTCCTGGTTGGTTGAGGGATTGTTAGAGAAATCTAAACCTGGTTTATTGGCGGCAGTCGGTGGTGTTGGTAAAAGTATGTTGGCCCTGGATCTTGCAATCAAAGTATCACAAGGACATGGGACCTGGTTAAATAAACCAATTAAAAATGCTGGTAATGTTCTTATGCTGATGGCCGAGGATGATAGAAGCGAAGTCTTTAGACGGACCAAAGCGTTAGATAAAGGCGATAAAAGATTTGATGCAGAGTATGACGTTTTTGCCTATACAGTTCCGGATGCCCCTAAACCATTAATATTATTAAAAGATGATGCCAGGGGATTAGATCTTACACCCGAGGCCCACGAGTTAATCAATGAGATCTCAACCATTCCAGATTTATCTTTGGTTGTAATAGATCCAATACAATCTTTTGTTGCAGCACCTATTACAACGAGCCAGGAAGCTGCTCAATTGTATTGTCAGTTCTGTTCTTCCATTGCATCAAAGTTTGAGTGTTCCGTTTTATCTATCCATCATATGAGTAAAGCCGGACTCCAGGCCCAGGAATCAAGTTGGGATTCTCGTTCATCAATCAGAGGATCCGCCGCTATCGTGGACGGAATGAGGATGGCCGCCACAATATCTTTAGCAGATGAAAAGACTGCTGAAAATATTTGTGCAGATGAGGGATTAGAGTTTGATAGAACCAGAGTTGTAAATTTCCAGGTGGTTAAGGCCAACTCTAGCGAGATGGATACCAATGCCATGACATTGATAAGGCGTGAGGCAGTCCTGGAAGTTTATGAAAAGAAAAACATTAACTTTGATTTTTAATATGAGTAAAGAATTAGAAATGCCCACAAACGTGATAACTTCGTTAAGGGTAAACCATGGACCAGGTAAAGAAAAGCTCACCACGGGCCTCTCAGAGCCTCGTTTTTTTAAGAAATGAGCAAAATTAACCAGGATACAGTCAAGGCAGTCATTTACATGGATGGTGCCATAGATCTAAACCAGGATGAGTTAAAGGAAAAGTTTAAACAGGCGATTGAGGATAACACCATCAATCATTTTGAAATAATAACCGGGAGAAAAGATAATGATTAATTATCCATGCGGATGGTTTGATGTAGAACAATTACCAGGGGGCAGTCGTGAGCGGGAAGGGAGATAAGCCGAGACCTGGAACTTACTCGCAAGAGTATCGAGATAACTGGGATCGAATATTTAATAAGAAAAAGAAAAAGGATAAGAAAAATGCTAGTAAAGATTCAAGCAAGTGATAAAGAAGTACAACTAATTATTAATGCCTTAGCAGAACATGGTAAACCATTAATTAAAAAGGCCAAGCCAACCATGGAAGATAAGCGAAACCTTAAATCGATTGAGAATATTATTCATCAATTAGCCTTCGGGAATCACAAGTAATAATGTTAAACTTTGATTGTGCAATCGGGATTCTACTCTCCTTAATTAATGATGAGAATTGCCCCGGAACTACCCCCCTAAGAGGGGCAATTTCTCCATGCCTGGTTGCACAATCTTCTCGTTTAATGGCACTAGTAGTACCATACTATGGCACTAGTAGTACCCTTCATAGGTACTAGATGTACCATATATCCCAAACAAGACAAATAGGAAGGCCCCTGGAAGGGCCTCCCTATATTCAGCGAGTGTATGTATGAACGATCAATTCTGGTGGATTGAAAATTCCATACCGCAGAAAGAGAACGAATCCGGATGCGTTCGTGCGTCCGTGCTGAGTAAGTATAAGAGTTATTCGAAACTGAAAGCGTGCGTGTGGAAATGGTTTCGTTCCCGTGCGGGAGATACATCCTTACGCCCGGCCACGAAGTTAGTTCTTTGGGCCATCTGCGAAAGGCATAGGATCGATACGTTCAGTTCGCATGATGCCTATGTTTATTATGGGAAAATGACCGGGTTGAATAGACGTACAGTCGGGCGTTGCGTGGATGAGTTGGTCGAGGCGGGGATCTTATGGATTGCGGTCGAGGGTGAGTATAGGATCGTTAGACAAGCGAAACCGGGCGTGCGGAAACATTTGTTGTTGGTCGGCCTGGGCGTGGTGATGATCGAAGAATTGGACCAGGTTGGGGATCGCTGAAAGTATAGTTTTCTGCTTGTTGTAGGATGGCCGGATCGATTGGGTATTCGTCATATCCGTTCGTGCAGACGGGGTGGTGGAGATCTTCGTTCGTGCGTGGGGATTTATCGTTCGTGCGTTGCATGGTTAAATATTAAAGGTGGGGCGAGATGCGTACAAGGGGATTGGAGAAAAACCCTAAACATTCGCCCCGGGTATTGATTATCTGTTCTCGTAATGCTTGAGTACCGCATAAAGAATGATAACTGCGGTAAGCCATATGAGAAAACCAATACCAAAAATGTAGCCTATGATCTCAATCACGCCCGGACCCCCAACAATCCCGGCAAGTTGTTCCGTCCGGCATAGTGCCAAACCCTTTACAGCTTGGACACTTGCCCATGAATTGTTTAATGCGTTGTATTAGATTAATCATTGTATGATTCCTGGATAACGATATCCCTTTTGCGTTTATCCTGGTAAGTTTTAACAATCTTCCCGCACGGATAAGTTAAAATCCAATAGTCCTTGCTGAAGTCTTTACTCATGCTTGGGATGTTTTCCCGTTCCGTTCTCAGCAATTGCCGGGCCTGGTCTATCATGTCTTTATATTGCGTCATTTTCTCTCTCCCACTGTTTAACAATAAAATCTGCTTCACAATCAGCACAAAGAATTTCTCCATGCTTGGTTAAATACAAATCGTTTGTTTCGAAATTACATTCATCACAATTTTTTATATCTGCTATTGGTATGCTCATAGTTCCCCCTTGGTTAATTCAATTAATTTATCCTGGTTAAAGATCAAGACTCGGTGGATCCTGTTTATCTTTTCCAGGGCGGTTTGGATAGATGGTTCACCGGTGGTTATATCTTCCTTTAGATCCAGGGCGGTATAACTTAGGTCCGCTAGTTCCTGGATGACTTCGTTTAATGTATCGTTCATTATGATTGGCCCTCGATTTTTAATGCCTCGTTTATGTGATACAAAATGTCTGATATTGCATGAACATTTTTTATATCAATTCCTCCGTATTCAAATAAACAAATTACTCCCTGTTTAGATTCCGGGTAATTTTCTTTAATCCATTTTAGATTTCGTTCTGAAATTTTAATGGTTATCATTTTTTCTTTTATGTTCATTATGTTTTACTCCTTATTAAAATAATGATGGTTGGTTTGCCTTCGCCCCTGGTTTAATCAGAGGCTCAGAGTTAAAAGTTTTTATATTCTTGATAGTTTCATCCTGTTTGATGCTTTGCGTTGCGTGTGGCTCATGTGAGACGCTAGAAAAGAAGTCGTCCTGGAATCCGTTGGAATCCTTTTTCCCGTTCTCCTGGTAAAACCATTCAATGGCCTGGTCCATGTTGAAGTTATCCGGGAAGTGGCAAAAGTGCGACCTGTACCCGGTGGGGGTTAGTGGTATTGGGTGATCGTCCAGGGTTTGCACTTCTATATGGTCGGTGCTGTCAAAGTAATTCCAGGTGATAGTTATATCAACGGGTACGCCTCGGTAATTAATACGGGTTGTTTCTTCGATAGGTTTTGTTTTTCTGTTCAACATAATATTTTGCCTCTTTTAATATCAATCGTTGCAATGGTTCTCCCGTTCTGATTTCTCAGCACATAAAGAGGACATTCTTTTAAATTTATAACTTGGGTCAATGGGTTAGAAGTTCCCGGATCCGGTTGCTCTAACTCGCCAACTAATCCCAGGACATCCCGGGCATAACAGTTATATTTATATTTGGCTTGTTCAAAATTCATTTCTTCACCCTCGCTATAAAACAATCTAAATGTCCGTCCTGGATTAATCTTTTTTGTTTATCCAGGCACTTGCTCAGATCTTGGGACCGCATCACAACACGCGGCCCCTGGTTATCATATTCAATTATTACTTCGTACATTAGGACCACCTCTCACATTCTAGGAACTGATCGCATATGTTCCAGGACTCGGAGTCTTTAGGAACCAGGACATGGGCACCATCAAACCAGTCCATATACCAATATTCGATTATGTCTATTTCTTTGTCCTGGTCGAAATAAATGCGGAACTCGTCAGATGGTCCGCCCCAGGATAACTGCAATCGATAATATCCGGCCTCTCTGCCCTCGCTATCTACATAATCCCAGGATAAGGCGGTTTGGTTTACATAATCAAATAGATCGTCGTATTCGTGGAAATAATCGCCCCGGTGTTTGTCAAACACTTCCAGGGCAATTCGTTGGCCTTCGGTTGCGTCCTGGTATTCCTCGAAGAACTCCCGGGCCTTTTTATAATCGGCCTCGGTTTCGAGGTATTTGCCTTCCACCAGGTCAGCACATTTTAGATCTTGTTTTGCGTTTATCATTTGGCCACCCCCGTAGCTGATTGGTTATTGGTTTCTAAAAGTTTTTTATAGATCTTTGCATATAAAATATTGGATTGTGCTTTGGTCAATCCGTGGATCCCGCAGGTTGTATCGCCCCAATTCTTTTCCGCCTGGTCTGTTTCTGTATCAAGCGTCATTAGGGCCATTAATGTTTTAATTTCTCTTGTAGATAATTTCATTTGGCCACCTCAAGTCTAAGGCCATACATATAGACATCTAATTTAATAGCTATCTTTTCTGCTGGTTCATCTGATGAGTCAATGACGATGTTTCTGAATCCTTCATGTATTAAACAATCATCAAAAATTAAACCGCTTCTTTTTTCGAATATGTCGGCTATAAGGTCCAACTTGTCGCCCTTAAATCCAGGACTGTTGTTTGTGTTGGTTAAGTTATTCATTCTTTCTATTCTCCTAAAAATGCCCAGGTATTCCCTAGGTTTCTTGATTCTCTCATAGGCAATATGAGAATGTCAACTTATTTTTAAAAAAAGATGATTAACTTACTCAAAACTGCATTAAACTAAGCTATGCCAAACAAACCAGGACGAAAGAAAATCAAATTAAATGACCCGGATACCTTGGCCAAGATTGTTCAACTTGGTTCCCAGGGTTTGACCTCGGGCCAAATTGCAAGATGCCTCGGTGTCTCCTGGTCTACTATTGATAGACGCAGAAAAGAAAATGCGGAAATTGAGGAAGCTATAAAAAAAGGGGAAGCATTAGGGGTAGAAAAAATATCTAACGCTCTTATGACTTCCGCACGGGATGGCAATGTTACAGCACAAATCTTTTACTTAAAGAACCGGGCACCGGATCAATGGGCCGATAGACAAGAAATGAATCATAACCTGGACCTGGCCGGGATCTTATCCAACGCCAACTCCAGGATCCTGGACGTACGCCCGGACGAACCAACGGAACAACTCAACCTCCAGGACGCACGGGAACGAACGAGCGTTCGCACGAACGCCCAGGAAGGCCAGGACGACCATAACGAACAATCGGACGGGGTTTCCTCTTAGTGGATCCCCTTTTCTCCCCAATGAAGCCGAGAGAATATAGGCCCCGTCCGTTCGTGCGTGTGTGCGTGTGTGTAA